AAAAAAGAGGACAAATAATATGAGAACAATGATGATGATAACCATTGCCGTCTTAATGACTATGACAATGGCAAAGAGTGATGAAACAATCGACACAAAAGTAAAAACTTTTATTGTCAATGAAGTAAATGAAATAAAAGAATATCAAAAAGCTTCTTGGCAAGAAGGTAAAGAACAGAATGCTAAGAATTGGGCAAAGATTAAAAATCTATTTAACAAGGTAAAAGATAATGTTACACAAGATTAGTGATTTTTGTAAAAAGATTGATAGTTTAAAATCTGAATCAGATAAGTTATATAATTTGAAATATAATAATATTAAGACACCTGAAAGGGACGCTGAAATAAACCATCTTATAGATGTTATTCAGGCTACTTGTAAACTTATAGGTAATGATAATAAACCTTATGACAATACTGTTAAAAATGAGCAATTTGATCCAAATGGATTACCAAAAAATTTTACAGATAAGTTTTTAGATGAGGGTATATGAGCGACAAAAATATAACAATTAAAAATCTACAAAGTAGAAAAAAAGAAATAGAGGACGAGTTAGAATATAAAAATAACGAATCATTAAACGAAGAATTATATGAAATTAATGATTCTTTAACAAAACTAGACCCAAAAAGGTCAGATGTTCTTACTTTGTTCTCTTAAAAACGTTGATTTTATTGACTTATTTAACGCTTGACTTTTAGATTTACTTGTGATAGCATTAGTACATAAATGATTATTAACTTAACAAAAGGACAACACTATGATAGATAAACAAATACTATTTGATGAATTTAAAATTGCAAAACAAAAAGATTTGCAACAATCAACTAAAAACGAACCGTATGAAGATTGTTTTAAAAATAGATTACAACTATTAGATTCACATAAAAATGCAAAAAAATCAAATCCGAAGATGTATAGACATTTAGATGTTAATTTTGATAATTTGATACTTGCATATTCTTCACCAGTTCCAGTTGATCACTTTTATAAAAAAGTGTTCGGTTTAACTTTACAAGAATACAAGTATAAAAAGTATGTTGAAGAAATGACAGAAAAACAAAAAGAAAAAGAAGAAAAGTTAAAGAAACAAGAAAAAGAAAAATTAAAACTTGAAAATGTTGAAGAAATTACTTTTAATTAGTTGTTTGTTGTTGCTCTCTAATTGTGCTAGTAAACAGTCCTATATTGGTGCATCCAGTACAGCGGCTGTTGCTGGTACAGCATGTTGGCAATATATAAGTGACAATCCTGCTGTTGTGGCTACTTGTGCAGTTGCAGGTTCATTTAAAGGTGCAGATATTATGAATGCTGAAACAGATGATCAATTAATGACAAGAGCATTTGTAGATCATTTAGAAAACGCTCCTAACAAACCAGGTTTTACAACATGGCAAAATCCAAAAACACAAAGTAATGGTATTATTAAAACAACAGGATTTTATTTAAAAGGTCCTATTAAGTGTACAATGGTTGAAACTACACATGATCAAAATTTAGATAATACAAGATTTTTTGATTCAATATTATATGGTAATCCATATAGAAGAATGGAATGGCATGAGGCTTGTAAGATGCCTGATGGAAGATGGAGAGTAAGTGATCAATAAAAAGAGAACTTTATTTTTTATATTTTTATTGTTATTGTTAATACCTATATTGATGAGCATTGCATTTTCAGATGATTCATTTAATAATACTATGGATAAAATTGATAGATTAAATAATAATAAAGACAAAGTATATTATGATAAAATACAACCTCTAAACAATCAATATTGTTTTATAAAGGTAGAAATAAAAGAAGTAAATGGTGAAATAGTTAAACAGGAAGTTGTAGAATGTGCAGATGGTAGAAAGGCATATGATGGCCCAAGTTATTGGGAGTTATTTGCTCAGTTTTACTACGGTGATATGAATACACCTGCTTATTGCAGATACTATGAACGACCAAAACATGCTTATCACAAACCTGGTAAAGTATGTTTAGATAAGTATGGAAATTGGGAGGTGAAAAAATGATAAAAGGTCTATTGACACTTACAATCTTATGGATTATCCTTGCATTTACTTGGGATCCATTTGTTTCTACAGTTGAAAAAACACAGGCTGTTGACAAAACAAAAGAAATAGTATATAATGTGTTTAATAATGTAAAGGAGAAGGTTGATGAATAAAATAATAAGATATGCTTTGATAGGTACTACAGCACTTGCTTTAACAGCTTGTTCAAGTACAACATACACTATCAAACAAGAAAAGAATAATCAGGTATTAAAAGTGCCTGCTTGGTACATGAAAGATTATTCTGAAAATAAAGAATGTGGTAAAACACTTTTTGGTAAAAATAAAACTAAACAATGTGTATTCGGTGTTGGTACAAGTACATCACCAGACCTTGAACTTGCAATAGATAAGGCAATGATGATCTCAAAGGCTGAAGTTGCAGATAAAGTTAAAGGTGAAATGAATAAGAAGGCAAAAATATTTGTTACAGAATTGGGTAAATCTCAAAACAAAACAGTTGTAACAGATGTTGAGTCGACTCTAGTTAATGTAATTAAAAATACACAAGTAAGAGGATATGAAGTGTTTGCTCAAGAAGTTACACTTACAAAACAAGGATACTATCGTGCTTGGATTGGTTTAAGACTACCTCTTGGTGAGTTTAATAAGATGTATCATTACACAATAAATGAAGTTGCAGACTCTTATAACTTAAAGAAAGAGGCAGAAAAGGCATATAAAGAAGTAGAGGATCTAACAAGTGACTCATAAAATAGAAATATACTCAAAACCTAATTGTGTCTATTGTGAAAAGTCTAAACATCTTGTAAAGACACTAGGTTTTAAGTACGAAGAAAAAATGTTTGGTAAAGATTTTACAACACCAGAACAGTTATACGAGGCTGTAGGTAAACAAGTAAGAACTATGCCACAAATATTAATTGATGATAAACACGTTGGCGGATATAATGAATTGGTTGAGTATTTTGCTGACAAAGGTCTATGTAACTTTAAAGGCGAAGTAACAAAAAATGTTAATGACAGATAAAAAAGATAATAACGTTATATTGTTTCCTAAGGTACCAAAGGTAAGACCTAATCAAAAGGCACAAGAGTTAGACGCTAAAAGACAGGAAATGATAAGACTACAACATAATAAGATTTATGTACAGGCGTTAGGTGATGACATTAATGAGGACATATTGATGAAGTTAAAAGAAGAAAATTTTAATTTAACAGACCCAACTTTTTTAAGAGATTATAAACTTTTTACTGAATCAATTAGATCATTATTGCTAAGACAAGTAAAGATGAAACACCCTTTACAAGAAAAAGCAGATAAGTCCATAACAACAAAAGGTGAAGGCAAAGACGTATATGCTATTACAATTGACTATGCAAAATTTTAAGAATTCCATAAAGCACTTTGGGATAGTTTCTAATACTGGCAAAATTAGTAACTTTAATCAATGCCACTATATAATAAGGAGTGAATAAATGTTTAAATCATTATTCTCAAACGATTCAATGAAAATCGTATCAAAATCAAAAAAGACATCTACAAGAGGTAGAAAAACTATGTCAAAAAGACAAAAAGTTTTAAACCTTTTATCTAAAGGTGCACCAGTATCTTGGAAGTCTTTAAGAACTAAATTCGATTTAGGTTCACCAAGAGCTTTAATTGATACATTAAGATCAGAAGGAAACATGATCTATGTTAATCAAACTACTAAAGGTACTTCATACAGAATGGGTGTACCAACAAAAGCGATTATCGCTGCTGGTATTAAAAAATTATATGGGACTCCGTTCGCATATAAAAATGCGTAATCTCTCTCTTTAAAAACGCATAAATAAATGTAGAGGCGGCCTTGTGCCGCCCTTACATAACAAAATGAGGAGGGCAATATGCCAACAAACACAGCTAATATGAATATGCAATATAGTGGATCATCTGCTCCATTGCTACACGAAATTCTAACTAAAGTAAATAACGCAAAAGACAAACCTAAAAAGATCGAGGTTTTAAAACAAAACGACTCACTTCCATTAAGACAAGTATTAAAGGGTGCATTTGATTCAAAAATTGAATGGGATTTACCACCTGGTAACCCACCATATACGGTCAATGAAGCTCCAGCAGGAACTGAACATACAACCCTATACACAGAAGCTAAAAAATTATGGCACTTTGTAAAAGGTGCAGATGAATCTCTTTCAAAAACAAAAAAAGAAATAATGTTTATTCAAATGCTAGAAGGCTTGCATAAAGATGATGCTGAACTGATGGTCGCAGTAAAAGAAAAAGAACTTAATAAAAGATATAAAGGTCTTACAGACGCTGTGGTTAAAGAAGCATTTGATTGGAATGACGATTACAAAACGTCCTAAAACATAAATATTATAGAGTGATTCTATAAAATTCAACTATAGGGTGTAGAACAAAAGTAGAACATCTACTTGATAACTTGTCACACCCTATATTCCCTTTGATTTATATAATAAAAAACGGCTAATTATTGTCCGATTTTGCTTGAAACTCATACTATTTTCTGATATAGTAGCAGTATGAAAACAACAAAAAAGGAGAATACACTATGTCAAAAGTAAAACAATATTATACTGATGAAGCTGAAAAGACAGTTGATAAGATTATCTTAAATTTTAAGAATAATCTAATTAATTTAGAAACTGCTGTCGCTGAAGTTATGAAAGTCGATAACCTTAATTTAACAGGTATTGATGAACACAATGTAGAAGAATGTATCCAAGATACATTTTACGATAAGGTTACTTCGTAATGCGTAAATTTTTGATAACAGTAGTATTATTAAATTCTATTATATGGTTTGGACTATCTAGTCTAGTCAAAGCTGACGATTATAACACAGCTGTTATTGGTCATGTTATATCTGAAACCATAAAAAACACAGATATTGATACTTCTTATATTATAGAACAAGAGTTAGAAAAACTTGCTCACAAATTCGTTATTGATTCGATTTATATTATTCAAGCTTACTTACCTGAAATACTCGATGGTGTTGTTACTGATTTAAAATTAAAAACAGATCAAAAATACAAAGAGGAATTATTAAATGGCGAAAATAGTAACTAGAAAATCAAAAGCTCTGAAACTTAAAAGAAAGTTGAAAAAAGAATTTTCTGTAAAAAGAAAATATACAACGACTTACAAAGACATAAAGAAGTATTTTAAAGAATTTAATAATGCTATTTTTGATAACAAGTTATCTCCATTTGGACAGATTCAAATAAAAGATTTAAAAAGAGAGAAATGTGTAGGACAAGTCATTACATTTGAGTGGAAAAGAAAAGGTACACGAATGTATAAATTAGAAATGTTACCTGACTATCCTGAAAAAAGAGATTTTTTGGACACGTTAGTCCATGAAATGGTACATTTGTACCAAATGCAAAACCTAGGTGACACAGGAAATCACAATGATGTGTTCTGGTCCTTTTCACCAAAAGTAAACTATATTGGTTTACAATTATAGAAAGAAGAAAGTTATATTATGAGTAAAAATGAAAAGAACCATGTTGATGATTGGTTAAAACAACAAATTAGAAAAGGCATAAACATAATTGATTATGTTTTACAAAACAATGTAGGTGAGTGGGAACTATATTATACAGGACATTTACACAAAGACATCCTAAATAACTTTCCAGGCAACCAGTAAAAAGATATTTAAAGGGGTTATAGAGAACTTTTAGATAATAGTAACCTTGTGTTTATTCAAAAGAAGTTTGAAGAACATGGCTATGAATACTACGTAAAGAAAGGTATATAATGAAACTATTGAAAAAACATAAAGAAATATTACAAATGGTTGTAAAAGGCAAAGGTGTATTTAAGACACCTACTGTGCCAAAAAACCATTCCGAAGCAATACTTGACGATCTTGTTAAATTATATTTACAAGACCTTATTGTGTTTAATAGAGAATATGATGTGCCATCTTTTGGTCCTAGTAGTGAACATAAAGTAAGATATAAATGGTATGTTGTTACTATAAACAAAAAGAAAACTTTAAAGGATTTAAAACAGGTAATTAAAGATGGTAAAATTTAAAGTTTTTATCAAAACAATGATGTTTGTTGTAGTAGTTACAGCAATGTCATTTGTATGGTACGGATATACACTTGATGGTAAACAAAGAGCAGAAGCTGCTGTACCGTCATTACCTAATTTTGAACAAAATAATAATCAATTATTTTTAAATCATGTAAATCAATGTGTTGAATATAATTACTTTTATAACAAAGATATAAAACAGGTTAATATAGAACTTTTATTAGCACAGGCAGCTTTAGAGTCTGGTTGGGGAGATAGTAGATTTGCCAAAGAAGGTAAGAACCTATTTGGTATTAGAACATATGATTTAAGAGAACCTCATATGTTACCATCTAACAACCCTAAGAAGTGGGGAATAAAAGTTTTTGAACATGAATGTGATAGTGTTTTATTTTATATTAAAACATTAAACAATCATCACGCTTACAAAGATTATAGAAGAATGTTAGAAGATGGTATTAATGATCCATTTATATTAGTAGAAACACTTGACGCTTATGCTAGTGATAAAAATTATTTTGCTAAAATTAAAAGCATACTAAAAAAAATAAGAAAGGAGTACAATTAATGACATTACAATATGGATTATTATTAGGTATATTTGGTATACTATTAACAGTTGTAGTTATGATGATTGCTTATGTTATAGGTTATAATGCTGTAAAACCAAAACCAAAAAAAGAATCATCACCGTTAGATGATTTATTAAAGGCAAACAGGTTGCCATAAGAAGTATTTTTAATGCTTGACATTACAGTAAAATTGATATATAATAGACCCTATGATACACGAAGAAGACATAAAAAGACAAGAAGGCCCAGAGATTAGAAGACTCAAGGCGTTAGCAAAAGCATGTGCTAATGCTAAACTTGACTCTTTTAAAAATTTATGGCATAATAAACTTATGCAACTTGCTAAACAATACAACATGACAGATTACGTAATGAGAAAGTTGATACATTAATGAATATTATAAACAATACCATTAAAACATTTTTAATATTAGTTGCTGTATATACAGTTTATTCAATTAATGTTATAAATCAAAATATAAAAGAGTCTGAAACAAAAGTAAAACGTAGTTTGATTATGCTAGAAGATAAAATGCTTGATGTAAAAGTAGAAAGTACAGTTGATAATTCATTTATTGATGAAAAACTAAATGATGTAAAAAAAGAATTAGGTAGTATAGACTATGATTTATCAATGCATATGAAACGATTAAAAAATGATTTAATTATTTTATATAAAAAATTAGATAACGTTGAAAACAAATTAAATAAACAAACAAAATATGAAAAGGCTGTATATTAGGGAGGTACAATGAATATATTTTATGTTGACAAAGATCCAATAAAAGCTGCTAAAATGCTTTTAGATAAACATGTGGTCAAAATGATACTTGAGTCTGCTCAAATGTTGTGTACTGCTAAACGTGTACTTGACGGTACAGAATATATGGCAAAAACAAAGAATGGTAGAAATATTAAAAGATGGCGACTTGATAACTCAAACGAAGATGCTATTATTTACAAAGCAGGTTGGTTAAATCATCCATCTACACAATGGGTATTACAATCAGCATACAATTACATATGGTTATATAAACATATGATGGCACTTAACGAAGAATACAAGTTAAGATACAATCATACAAAGGACCATTTAACTATTCAAAAACTAGGTGATATACTTAAACACCCACCTGAAAACGCTAAAGTTGATGTGATTGGTACAGACGCTACACCAGCAATGCCAGACGAATGTAAAATACCTGGTGATGTAGTTGCGTCATATCGTAAATATTATATAATGAAAAAACAATCATTTGCTACATGGAAATCACCAGCAAAAATGCCAGAGTGGTTTGCTAAAGGAATTAAAAATGAACAAAAAAAAGAAAACGAAAACAGAGCGACCTAAAATATACGAAAGAAATCCTAACACAGGTGTTATAAGATGGAGATATATAGATGAGTCGCCAGACAAATTTGGTTGGCCAAACTACGGCAGAATATTAAAGGATAAATAATCATATGAGCAACATTATAAATTTTATACAAACTAATATTAACTTTTTAAATGATATTCAATCATATCATTGGCAAACAGAATCATATTCTGAACATGAAGCACTAGGAGAATACTACACAAACTTTAACAAACTTAATGATGAATTTGTTGAAACACATCAAGGTAAAACTGGTGAAAGAATTAAGTTTAGTGCTGAATTAAGACCAGGTATATTAAATTATGCTGATGTAAATATTGTAAAATCTGAAGTACAAAAAACAGCAGATAGGATCAATGAAATGAATAAAGAAGTTGATGGTCAAATGGATTTAGAAAGTATATTAGAAGATATGCTTTTAGAAACTAATCAATTACTATTTCATTTATCGTTAAAATAATATGCCA